CTGCAATTCCAACTTCTGCGCTTGACAAGACACTAATTAAAGAATATTTGTGTCCTTCATTCATAACTTCATCATTTAATATATCCATAACAGAAGGATTTTCTACTTCTGGGTTTATAATATTAATCAATCCTTGATTATAAGCGTTTTGAGAAACTTCATTCGATTCCTGTTCCTGAATCAAATCTTGCTTTGTTCTAAAATTCCAAACTTGATCCATAGCCGCAGATACAGCGTCAGAATCAATATCTGCGTCATCCATAAACTCTATTTTCATGTCTGACATCAGAGTCCATGCTTGTGACAAATCCCCAACGAGCATAAGATCATCTACAGCTTGCATGGCTGACTTAACAGCTATATTTGTTTTAATTGTTTTGTTTTGATTTTGTAAATCAACATCAGTGTAGCCCAAACCCCTTAAAACTTCCTGACTTGCAGAAATATTATCTTTAAGCTCAGAAAACATCTGAGAGTTATTTGTCATTGGATCGCCAGTTGCCATTAGTGTGGCAAGCTTTTTTGAGTTAATATCAATAGACTCTAAAGCAATAGCTTCCTGATCCGATCTAACTTTTTGAATTTGTCCAGCTCTTGCCTGATTTTCTGCTTGTGTAAAGTTAGCAGTAATTTCTGGCATAACAGCGACTCTTACACTATCCGGCATTTCTCCAATGATGCCTTCTAAATAACCATCAAGTGAAGCTCTAACTCCATTTGGATTATTTGGATTATTTTGCAAAGCTATATTTGCATATTTATTTGAATCATTAGATATTGCTAAAGCATAAGATGCGATAGCATTTTTTTCATATTGAAGCTGAAGATTTCTAGCGTCATTGTCCCCAAAAAAACTATCGGCAACTCCGTAGTTAAGATTTTTTAGTGGGACTAAATTTCCATCTTTGTCATATGTTACGCCAGCGGTTTTGCCATCTATTTCAGCTTGAAGCATTGCTTCTGTAAATTCTCTTTTACGCAATGAAGTTCCAATAGACCCAAGGTTTTCTGAAGCAATTTCTACAGATTTGGCAAAACTTTTGTAACCACTTAGGTCAGGCATTCCAACTGGCGATACCTTAACCCTACCCATGCCTGTCTTTTTAAATGCCATTACTAAACCTCCGATACACCAGTTTTTATGTCATATATACTACTGGTAGCCTTGCTAAATCCTGCTATCATAGCACCTTTTGCCGCCATTTTAGAGCCTCTTGCTGAAAGACTAAATCTTCTTTGGTTAGACATACCCATGAGTTTAATCGCATCAATATCTCTATTGGCAATATTAATTTCATCTTTTTCTAAGGCTGATGTACTAGCAGATGTTCCAAGAGCAACACCCTGCGAACTCATAGATGTGCCAAGACTAGCTAACTGCTGTCTTAAAAGCTTTATTCTGTCTCTTTCATTTTGCATAGACTCAATTGCAGAAAGGTCTTTTTGCTCTTGATAAGACTGAGCTTCTAGCTCATAAGCTTTCTTTGCTTGATTAGCACCAGCTAAACCTAAAACAAGTGAAGCAACTTGTAATTCAACGCCCATTATATTTCTACCTCAAGCATTAATCCGTTTAAAGTAAGGGGAAGAGGCTGATCTTGAGTAAGAGTAACCGTACCCTCTTTTCCCCACCCAAGTAAATACACTTCTTTGCGCTCAGTAACAGCAGAAGGCTCAACAGAGAAGTCATCTGTTACTCGTCTAATAAGCAAATTAGTGCCTTTTGTTTTTACATCTAAGGTTTCATTTAGATCAAGAACAACTCTAACAACTCTTCTTTTCTGACCAATACTAACACCATTAGCTAATTGGAACTCAGGAGGAAGTGTTGTTAATGTAGGAGTATAGTTAATGCCAATTTCAACTTCGGTAACAGCATCTGTTAAGGTTATGTTTCCACTACCATCTGTAGTATAGCTTCCCAGAGAGTAGTTTCCTGACTTAACATATACATCTGTATTAGGTAAGTATGATATAGTCCAGTTTTTTGTTGCTGAACCATTTGTTTGCTTAATAGCACAATCTAAATGATATTGATTACTCAATAGCTCTAAAGACGTAAGTGTTGATCCGTTTATGGTTCTTTCTGTGATTGCATACACGTTTCTATTTACATTAACTACATTCTTGTAATTGCCATCTGTAGAATATTCCGCCCAACCTTGTAGCTTTTCTTTTCTTATACTGACAAAGACAGGCATCTTGCCATCATCATTAACAGCATATAAATAAGACTCAGCTTGGTCTGATGCTTCTCTTTGAGAAACCATATTAGAAGGAGAGCCAATTAGGTGCGGAGCTAATAAGGTAAGCGCATCAGCCGCATAGGCTTGACTGATGTCAGAAAATATAAACTCTCTAATTGCACCCTTAGATTTTGTTAAGAATACTACAGCACCATCAAATTCTACAGAAGCAACATTTCCGCTACCATAAGATGTTTGTTTCTTAATAGATATTGTAGAAGGTGTAAGAGGACGATCATCTACAGTAGGAACATAAAGCTCTTGCTCAGATGTAAAAATGATTAAGTGCCTTAATGATGCCATAGACTTAATCTCTGACACTTGGTTCTCAGCTATTTGAACTTGAATTGATTCATCATCAAGTCCAGTACCCACATCAAAGTTAAAGAACTGACCAACCTTAGAAAAGAATATATGGTTCGGCAAATCTCTTGATCCACCGAATATAAGTCTTTGATCATGAAATATTACACTTCTAGCGTAACCCTTACGACTTGAAAACACTTGTTCAGACCATGTGTCTCTTGCATTCGTATTTGCGACTGCCTCACTGAATGTTCCTACTACTTCTGTTGCAGACGTGTAACCTGTTACCTCAATGTGAACAACTGTTCCGGCACTATCAGTATATTGAATATGCTCACCGACCCATTCTGAAGAAAATATTGACGCACTTGCTGTAAATGTTTGACTGTTAGTATTGCTGTTCTGAGGAGTAATAGTTACGTCCTCTGCAACAAACCTATAAAAAGGCTCATAATGTGCCGCACCACTATGATCAAAATCATAATCTGATAAAGAGAATGTATCTACCGCAGTTCTTGTTAGCTTTTGCATAGCCATATCAGGATGAACAATAATCATTGTATCACCAGATTGAGCAACAGATAGACTGCCAATCATTGCAGTAGTCCAAGGACAGGAAGTGATTGTATCAACAATTGTATTGGGATTAGATACGTCTACAACTTCTAACTTAGTATTACTAAATAGAAGTATGTATGATTCATTTTCATCATAGATATAAGGTTCTGTCTGAAAGGCAACATTAGAAAGGGTTTGCAATCTCTGCATACCCGGTCTGCGTCTTACACCGCCCTGAGATAGTATCCTATAGTTTCTGAGAGTCTTTAGACCATTCTTATACGCATCAGAATCTACCCTTGAAGACAAGAGAGGACTTAGTTCTCCAGCAGTAAAGTTTGAATAAAACGATCTAAGTAATGCCATTTAAGACTCATGAAGTTGTGCCTTCTATTCTATCATAGATACCATTGCCCAATCTTACTCGGTGGTATCTGCTCAAGCGAAGGCCTTGCGTTGTTACTTGCTGGCTATCTCTAGCCTTTGCTCTTCTAAATTGATTTTCTGCCAATGTTGTAAACTGACCAGCTATATCAGACTTTCTTGTAACAGAAAGAGCTAAAATAGAAGCCAATCTAAATATAGTCCACATAGTAAACGCTGGAGGCCAATATTGCGTCTCAGGTCTAAATATATAATTCAGTACTACGACATCACTCTCTTGAGCATTAATGTATAAATAACGCTCATAAATATCATATTGTTGAGGCGCATCATCGATAGTAACTGTTTGAACTTGTAAAACTCTAGGGCTTGTAGGAAGAGCATATGCCGCATCCCATCTATCTGCCGGAACATCTGTTAATCTAGCTAACTGCTTTTGACCAGATGCAAAGTTCCAGTTGTGTTGAGCTAGGCAATCAGCAACAACATCCTCAAAGATTGTATTCATAACCAGAGCTTCGTCTGTATTATCTGTAAAAGAAGTTAATGGCTCTAAACCAATTAGAACCATTGCCTTCTGTGCTACTTCAATATCTGTTGAGGGTGTAGTTGGCATTACTTACCATAACCAGCACTAGACGGCTTACCCATTGTCTTAGATGACTTTGATTGCTTTAAGCATTTACCAGCACCACGACACTTAGCTGGGTGAGGACATGTTGAACACGTTTTCATTTTGCATACCTTCCAAGAGTAACATTCTTACCAAAAGTAACAACTCCATTGCGAAGCTTCTTAACTTTGGAATTAGAAGGGGCGACTTCTTTAGCCGCCACCTTCCGTTTAATTGTTGGTCTAGCCATTAGTCAGAATCAGTCGCTGACAAGCTTACCATGTTAGCTACATCGACTGTGCTACCATCATTAGCATTGACGACAAACATACCATAGATAGGTGTGCCGCCAGTAGCTGTGTTAGCAAAAATAACATCGCCAATGTTCATCTCATTAGCGGCACTATTAAAGTAACCAGCACCATCAACAACAGTGCTTGCATCTGCTGTTGTATAATGCCAAATATGGAAACCGTTGCCACTGTAGTTAACAAGGGATAAATCGTCTTTAATAAAAGCCATTATAATATCTCCTTATTTCTTCAGTGAAGCTTCAAAGCAACCATTTGGATCAATAAGAACAGCATTCATCTGCATCTTATTAAGCGCAAAGTAGGCATCTTTGTCGTTGTGATACTGCATGTTTGATGAAACATCTGCACCAATTGCATGACCAATTGAGTCAGCATGCCAAGCAAAACACTTACGGTTTGTGCCATCATCAGCAAGACCTGAGAATGGAAACCATGTAAAGCCAAGCCAACGCTTTGCAGTCATTGCATTTTGGAATGGAAGATCAGCTTCGCCAACATACTCAGCACGAGAAAACTCATCTAAGTCCATTAGCTGTGACCAATTTTCCCAGCCT